ATTTGACTCTCCAAATAATTCAGAGTACCCTGCAACAACTCGCTTTCTAAAGTCCAAAAAAAAACAGACGAAGCAATACAAACGTCTAGTGGTGCAAACTTCATCAAGTCCTGAAAATCCTTGTTTGGTTCATAGTCGATAATATCGTACTTGTCTTTTCGTTTAGCTTTAATTGGCCGATATAGCACAGACATCGCCTTATGATAGTCATCCCAATTCTGCATATGATTTTCCAAATCCACGTACTCCCCAAATGTAATCTCTTCTAGGTCTGGAATGAATCCAAATTCCAATTCTCCAATTTTAAAGCTAGATTGAAACTTTGGTTTTTGGGTGAATAAGTGGGTGAAATGTACCACCATTTCGTTTAAAGATTTTAGTTTAATCTTCGCAACTTCCGAAAGTTTTATACCGCAAAATATCTCAATCATTTTTTGAGCCACAAACTCCTCGTCGTTGGAATCTTTTTGAATGGCAACAAAAGTTTGATAATCTTTTAGAGTTATCTCACTTAAATCTGTTGGTACTTTTATCTGTAAATCCATTGTCTTATCTATTTAACTTGCTCTGCGTTTTTTTGTAACACATAGGAATAAGCGTCCGCTAACATTTGGCAATGTAGCCTAATTTTATAAGGGTCATTAAACACTATTCTCACGTGTACTCCTTTTTGTTGGTAGATGTACTCCTGCACCACCGCCACCATTATCGGCAATTCGTCTTTAACTGATTGCATATTTTCCAGAATTTGGGTTAATTAATTGATGCGTTACAGCATATCTCATCGCGTCAATGCAATGATTAAATTTGTCTATTGGTGTGCTGGATTTTTTATCCATCCAACTATAATTGTTCATTTCCTTTATTAATTCAATACTACTTTCATCTATTATAATATCATAATCTTGAAGCAAAGCAATCCCAAAAGTAATCTCCGTTTTTTTAATTGGAACAACATTATTTCCTTTGCTTTTAAGTTCTGATATTAATCTAGGTTCAGCGCTATCGCCGACGATCAATTTATCCCCAGCAAACTGCCTGTTATAGCTATATAAATCCGTAGTTGTAAGCGCTTGTTTATACAGGCACAGCTTAACGTATATCTTTTTATTTTCTTTGTCTATTGATGTTTCAACAAGTGTGCTAGGGTCATTTGAAAATCCATAATCTTGACCGAAAACAGATGTACCGCAATTAACAAACGTGCCTATTGACCAATTGGTAAATATTACTCCCTCCGCTTTATCGAGCCACCCACCAAGTATTTGATGTTTGTATTTTTCGGGTCGCCTTACCCTTATATTTTCAAGTTGATTTAGGTAACTTTCAGATAGATTTTCGGAGTTGTCTAGGTAGGTTGTATGTATGTATGTTGTGTCTAATTTAGTTTCGTTAGATCCACCTTTCACGCCTTTAGATTCAAAGAATCGCTGATAAATAAAGTGTTCTTTTGTTGCGGGATTTAGTATCAAGATTACCCTATTATGCAAACCCTTTTGGCGTATCGATAAATCAATTTTATCAAACATATCCTCATTATGTAATTCCTCTGCTTCATCGAGAACCCATGTTGTTACGCCTTGCAATGATTTTAGGTTTGCCGTTTGGTCGCCACTAGAAGTTTTTAAGCCACGAAATAATATCTTTGAACCAGTTAACTTATTAACTATCTCATCTTTTATGACATAAAAATCATCTTGTTTTCCCATAAGTTCAATCTTCTCGAGGAACTCTGGAATAATTGAAATATGAGCAGACGACATAGTGTACCTAGTGAACAGAATTACGTGTCCTTTTTCGTAGGTTAACAAACTTATGAGTAGATTTAGACTAAATGATTTGCCAGAACCACGCCCACCTGTTACAATGAAGTAACGAGAATTGGCGTTAAATCCTTCAATGTATTTGTTATTTATTTGTATCAAATCCTTTTATAATATCCGAAAATTTAATGTCCAAACCGTTAAGAAGTAAGTTCTGACTTATAGATTTTTTTTCAGGTTCATTAAGTCCAAGCAGTTTTGATTTTGATTCAATTAAATTTCTGCACTCTCTAAAATCTTCTATTGTGTAATTTTTAACATACAAATCGTCTAATTGAGCTAAATGTTTTTCAACGATTCTTTCTTTATATTCTAAGCCAAAAGTTAATTTAATTTCTTCGTTTACTCGTGACAAATATGTATCTACTTGCCTTGACGATATATTATAATTTTCTGAACAATATCGAACAATATACTTTCTGGAAGCACCTTTAACAACCATTTCGTAAATTGTTGATACTCTTAATTCTATTTCTGCGTCTGTTGATTTTGCCATTAGATTAAATCTGTTAATTCTGACATCCATTCTTTGTGGTGTTCAAATAAATCTTTGTCGTTTAATATTAAAAAGTTTTCTATTCTTGGATTTTCACTCCAATTCGCTGAACCGCTTACAGTAATATAGTCTATTCCATTTGATATTGAAAAAGTTTTAGCGTGTGAATTTATTTCTTTTAATTTAACATTTTCAAAATCTTTCATGCTATTAACAAGGCATGAGTAGAGTGATGGGTTTGCTGGTTTTAATGTTGACGAAAAAACCATCGTTAATTTTTTTAATTTCCCAGATATAACCGCATCAGAAAGTCTTTTTATATTTGCCTTTGAAATTGTCCAAGTTGCTAAATACATTTCCGTAATTTCTTCCCAGTTATTAAGTGCATAGGTAAAAATTGACCCACAATCGCTCGTGCCGTTTGTTTTTATGGCTTGGTATTGATTTATTTTCGGAAATCCAGACAATTCATTCATTATTTCTTTAAAGTTATCATCTCTTTTAGAAACTCTTAAATTTTGTGTTTCTATTTTTTTTGATGCTTTAAATGATAGTTTGTCATTTGTTTTTATTACAATGTTTTTAGGAAAGCTGAATAATTCGTTCATGTTTTTATGTTTATTTAAATTTAATAATAAAATACCGATATTCCTATTTTTTTATCATTAAATTTTATCTATTTCATAAGTCGATAAAACCGCCAATAATTTTCTCTGCCATTCAGTAACACAAGTTGCGCAGCTTGTCGGTTCGTATCTTACATTCGATACTCGTGAAAGTATTTTTATCATCATATATTGTTCACTTGGCTTTATGTTGACTTTTTTTGTCAATACCTCATTGTTATTTGCAGTAAGATAGTTGTACTCCGCTTCGGTTAAACAATTTGGTTTTTTATGCGGAAATATTCGTAGTTTGTTTAATTTTTCTTTTCGCTTATCGCATCCACAGTCCTCGCCTAGCACAAACTTTGCTAATTTTCCCAATCCTGTTGCGTCAAGTACTTTCTCTACTGTGTCGCCTAATCCTTTCGACGTTTTTTTCTTTGCCATATATTATTTTATTAATTCAAAATCTTTATTTAAATAATCTCGCCAATCCTCGCCCACGTTATCTTTCAATCTTTGTTTGCAGTTTTTTAGCGTGTTAAAAATCGATGTTAGACTTATGTTTGCTTGTTTGGCTATTTCCCTCATTGATAAATCTCTTTCTAAATATAGAGTGAATAGCATGGTATCGTACCAATGCCAGTTTAATATTTCGTTTCTTATTTTTCTATGCAAACGCTCTAAACTTGAAAATTGGTCATCCTCCGGTAATTCAGCTGCGTAATTCTTAAGATCGTCTATTGGAAGTAACTCGCGTTTGTACTTTTTGTTGTGGTCGTGTGTCGCATTTCTAAGCATCGCCCACATTAACGAAGTGTTAATTTTATCCTCAATTACAATTCTGTCAAGGTAGTTGTACTTGTGTATTCGTAAATAAACATCCTGAACAATATCGTCTGCGTAATTTCTTTCGCCAAAAGATTTCACTATCGAAACCCATTCAGAATGTTTACCAGCTATTTTTGATAGTTTATCCATGTTAATTAAGTTGCCCAGAAATCTTAATAAATTTCAAGGTTGCTTGGATTACGCAAAGCCTAAATTCTTCTTCCTCATCATCCTCCATGAACATATTGTAATCAAAATTTTCCGCCAAATAGTCCTTAACAAATTCGTTAATATCATTCCTTACTGATAGTGGTTCGTATTTCATCGCGTTATAAAACAAAATAATAATGATAAAATAATTATCGTTAAAAACACTACTTCATTTTTATCTTGGTTCATAGTTTCGTTTTTGTAATAATACGAAAATAAATCTGTTTGGGTTGCTAATGTTTTTAACAAATAAACCCCACGAAATTAATCGTAGGGTCTAATTATTTGACTTGGTTATTTTTAACCGTTTGATTTTTGTTGATAACTCTAGTTTACAGCCTCACGAATTTTGTCGAGTTTCATCGTGTTTCGTTTGCCATCAATTACGCCACGTAAAAAAGTAGTGTCCATTTTGAGAATCTTAGCAAACTCGCTCAATCCGTATCTGTCCACCCCTTGTTTGAGCAGCTTAATTGTTTCGTCTTTATTTGTCATAATCTTAATTTTTAGAATGGTAAATCGTCTGCCGTTGTTGCTAGTACATCTACTTTGTTAATGGTTGGAATTGGTGGTGGAGCAGAACCTTGACCACTTTCAATTCTCCAAGCTTCTAAAGTATTGAAGTATTTTACTTCGCCTTGTGGACTTGTCCATTCACGACCTCGCAAATTATAGTGGACATCAATTTCCTGTCCTACTGAATAATTGTCTAATTTGCTACAATTGTCTTGCGTTAATTGAAACACCACGTCTTGCGGATATGTATCTCCAGTCGTAATTACAAACTCTCTTTTTTTGAACTTATCGCTAACTACAAATGTTTCATTAACCACTTTTAATTTTCCTTTTACTTCGCTCATTTTACTTTATTTATTTGTTATTTATTTACTTTAGTTTTTCCCTTAGAATCTCAACGAATGAATCTCGCAAAATAGACGCTTCAACAATCCTTTCTTTGATAAAATTAATTCTATTTTCATCTCGCTCAACTATTATTTCATCGTGCATTTCTACGCCATTAAAGATAATGAAATTAAAAAAGTGGCAACGAACAGAATTTGTGCATAACATTTGCATTTGCATCTGGTCGATGTAATTCTTGTCCACCGCGTCAATTCCTTTAGCACAAATTTTAAAGAATTTATCAGGTCTAGGGCATTTGATTTCAAGTATCGCATCATTTCCCACCATGCCATCAGGCGACGCGCCTCCATTTTCTTGATACGGAAAGAAGTACGCTTGTTCGGTATTTATGAAGTCCAAAGATTTAAGTTCCGAAAAACATCTAAACGCAAACGGCTCTAATTCGTTGCCACGTTTCATATCGTAACTTTCGAAATCCTCATCTTCATCTCTGCCAAAAATCAATTCACTTGCTTTTTTCAAACATAGACTTTCGCCAGTCAGTCCAAGTCCTTTCACGCCCAATAGGTCGGAAATATTGGAAGCCGTAAATCTACCTAGTCGCTGGTTAAACCATTCGTTTGTCCGTTGGTTAGGTTGTGCATTTGCCCACTCCAAAGCTTCCAATTCTCTGTCAATATCTAATAAATTTTCCATTTTTAAGTTGTTTTTAATTTAATAAATTCCTGCTCTAAAATTGGCGCAACAAAATATTTTCCTTTCAATTGCTCTAGAGTTGCTCCAGCTTCAAACGCTTTTTTAATAGTTTCTATTGTTGCTTGTGGTTTTTCACTTGCTTTTTGCCCATCGTCATCTTCCGCTTGCAAAGATAGCAATCCTTGTAAGGTGTATCTCCGGTAGTAAGTTATCGCAGAACCCATTTGCTGAGGGTTTCCAGTTGTTGGTAAATCCAAGTAACTTTCGATAAATCCATCACTTTCCGTGTCGTGAATTTGTGTGAACACTTTACCATCTTTTATTGGTTGTAATAAAACCAAACCTTTAGAAAGCAATATCGGTTCGACTGCTTCGATTAGCGCATTAATATCCGCATACGTGTTTTTAAAATGTGGATTTTTAGCGTTTTTTGCCACCTTTCCAATTTCCATTTTTGCCTCTGCAATTTTTTTGTAAATGCTCATGATTATTTATTTTTTAAGTTAGTTAATTCAGCTGATAGCCATTGCTCGATAAATCCAGTACCATCAACTAGATCTTCTTTTCTTTTCATCACTCGCTCGGTTGCGTTCACGATGTCCAGTAGTAAGCCTAGTCGTTTACCTGTCCACTTCTTGTCGGAAAAGTCATAACGACCTTTTTCCATTTCATTTTTAACCTCGTTTAATAGTTCCATAATTTCTAATTTTCTCTAAAGATAACTATATTTATTCAATAACCAACTATATTTATTTATTTATTTATTTT